TGCTCGATAACGGAGCAATCTACATGATGGATATTCAGAACTTCATCGGCCAGTCGTCCAGCGAGGCTGACAGGCAGAGAGAATATTACAACCGCATGAAGGCTGAGAAGGAAGCACTGGCAGGAGAAAGCACAGAAACGCCGGAACTTCCGGAGCCGAAAGAACCGGTACTACCTGCAGAACAGAAGTCAAATAAGGCGATTGGTAATTACACCACGGATTTCGAGGAATTGTGGGAGGCGTACCCAAGGAAGGTTGATAAAGGACAGGCATACAAGAAGTATAAGGCACGCCTGGAAGATGGTTTCTCACATGAGCAGTTGTATGAAGCAGTAAAGAACTATGCGGCACAGTGCAAGAAGCAGAGAACGGAGACAATGTACATAAAGCACGGCAAGACATTCTTAGGAGAGTCAACGCCGTTCCTGGACTATCTGCCAAAGGGCAAGCCGGTTCAGAACGAAGCTGAGTACGACGACAATGAGAATCCATTTGGAAGGAGTGAGTGACGATGAATTTGGATTTGCAGAAGGTTTTGCCTGCAGAAGCATTCGAGACAGAGCAGAATGAGGGCGACTACATCGGCAAAGACGGACTGCTTTACTGCGGAGTCTGCAGAACCAAAAAGCAGACCAGATTGCCAGCGTCGGATTTTACCGGCGGCAGGGAGATGATCGTTCCATGTATCTGTAAGTGCAAGGTTGAGGAGAACAAGCGTAAGGAAGAGGAAGAAAAGAAGAGACAGGAAATGCAGCGTTTGGAAAGATTGAAAGCCAGCAGCCTTATGGACGCCAAGCTGAAAGCGGCAAGGCTGGACGGATACCAGGTGGACGGAGACAATCAGAAAATCTACAACCTCGCAGGCAATTACGTGAAAAGGTTTGACGAAATGTACGAGAAACGCCAAGGGTTGTTGTTTTGGGGGACGGTCGGAACCGGAAAGAGTTACACGGCCGCCTGCATTGCGAATGAGTTGCTGAATCAGATGATCCCGGTGGTTATGACATCATTCGTGAAGATACTGCAGAACATCCAGGGCAACCCCGACGAGGAAGAAAGAATAATGGCGGGACTGAATACGGCAAAGCTGTTGATTATCGACGACCTGGGAGCAGAGAGAAGTACCGATTATGCGTTAGAGAAGGTGTACAACATCATCGACAGTAGGTATTTATCCGGAAAGCCGTTGATCCTCACTACGAATATGACATTGAAGGATATGCAGGAGTCAGAGGACATCCGATACAGACGTATCTATGACAGAATATTTGAGATGTGCTTTCCGGTAAGGTTTGCAGGCAGAAGTTGGAGAGAAAAGGCGGCGTCGAAGAGGTTCGATGCCATGAAGAATTTAATGGAGGAATGACAGCATGGGATTGATTAAGGTGGCAGAAATCAGCATTGACAAGCTGGAAGATCGCAAGACGGTTACGGCAATCCTGCACGAGAACGGTTATACCGTCGGGCCAGGAAAGAGAAAAAAGACAGAGACCGGAAAGCGGTTAGATTACTACTTGAAGGTGTATGTGGAGGAAGGCACAGATAAGGCAGAACTCTACAAAGCAACAAGCGGAAAAACGAAGGTGACAGCCAAGAAGGTGGCGGATAAGATGTCGGCCGAGATTGGCGACAAGGCATAGGAGGCAGAAAGTGGATGAAGATATGAAGCAGATTCGTTTCACAATACCAGGACAGCCATTCGGGAAACAGAGACCGAAGTTTTCAAGAGCAGGGGCGTATGTCAAGACGTACACCCCAAAAGAGACCACCAGTTATGAAAACCTGGTGAAGCTGTTTTATAACGAAGCAGCCAAAGGAAAGATGTTTCCGGAAGGGGCAATGCTGGATGTTCGGATAATTGCATATTACGAAATTCCGAAGTCCACCAGCAAGAAGAAGCGCAGGGAAATGTTGGAACACAGGATCAGACCAGCCAAGAAGCCGGACTGGGATAATATCGGCAAGATTGTTTGCGACAGTCTAAACCTGGTAGCGTACCACGATGATTCGGCAGTCGTGGATGCACAGGTAAGGAAGTTTTACTCAGAAACGCCGAGGGTTGATGTGATGATAAAGGTCGTAGGACCGGATCAAATTTAGGAGGTAGACAATGGCAGGAAGAAAGAAAACTGAAACAGTGGAAGCAGAAGTTGTTGAGACAGCGGTAGTACCGGCAGGAAAAATGGAGTTCAGACTGATTAACCCGACAGAGGATGGCTTTCTCAGACGCATTCAGTGGAACAAGGAAGAGTTGGAAGCCGCAGTAAGAGCCAAGATCGCCGGTTACGAGAATGTGGTTTACACCGAGGAAAACATTAAGGCAGCGAAGAATGACAGGGCAGAGCTGAACAAGCTCATTAAGGCTATCGAGGAGAGAAGAAAACAGGTAAAGAACATCATCAATGAGCCTTATGCAGTGTTCGAGGCAGAGTTAAAGGAAATCACGGCACTTATCAATGAGCCGGTCGCACTGATCGACCAGCAGGTAAAGGCGTTCGAGGAGAAACAGAAGGAAGAAAAGAAAGCGGCTATCAAGGCTACCTACGATGAAAATATCGGAGATTTGGCCGAGGTATTGCCGTTTGAAAAGATTTTCGACAGCCGTTACCTTAATCAGACATATAAGCTGGCAACCGCACAGAAGGAAATCGTAGACAAGATCGACACGGTTAAGACGGATTTGGAGACTATCGACAGCCTGGATAGCAAGTATAAGCTGAATGCGAAGGATGTGTATATCAAGACCCTGGACCTCAGCAAGGCCCTGGCAGAGAACAAGAGGCTGGCAGACCTGGAAGAAAAACTGGAAGCGGACAAGCGCCGTAAGGCTGAGGAAGAGGCTGAGAGAAAACGCCAGGAAGAAATCCGTAAGCAGAAAGAAGCTGAGGAGCAGGCAAAGCGTGAGGCAGAAGAAGCGGAGCGCAAAACTGCAGAAGCTAAGAAAGCACAGGAAGCCACCGCAGAAGTCGAACAGACAGAACCTCAGTCCGAAATGGGTAAGGCGATTGAGTCTATTGAAAAATCGGCATTCGCCCAGGCAGTAGCCGGGGAAACGCAGGCGACACCGGCAGCGCAGGTGGTTGATCCGTTTGCACCGAAAGAAGAACCTGAGCAGGAAAAGAAGTACAGAGTACGTTTCTTTGCAGACGGAACTAAGGAACAGCTGGGGAAACTGATTGCTTTTATGAATGAGAACAATATCAAATACGGCAAGATTGCAAAGGAGAGTAAGTGATGAATGATTTTGACAAGAAATTGGATTTCGACAGCAATACCTTCGAGAATATGAAGCACGATATGAATTTTGTTCTGCAGAGACTTCTTGGAAATATGATCGAGAAGCAGTCCAACGAAGGAAGTATGACAATTAAGATTGACGTTACCATGGTGAAGGAATTTATCCCGAACTACGACCCGAATATCAAGGGAGAGTCCAGGGAGATTAGCAAACCGCAGTTCAAGCACAAAGTCACATCTGCAGTAAAGATTACCGACGAGAAAGGCGGAAATCTCAACAACGAGATGGAGATGGTTATGGATGAAGAGACCGGATGTTATGTATTACAGCCGATTGCAAACACACAGCAGAGAACGATTTTTGACTCAGACTTTATGCAGGGTCAGAAGCAGGAAGGCGAAGGCAATGAGGATATTATCGACGGTACATACATCGATGCAGATGTAAGACCGGCGTTACCTGGACCGGCAGACGAAGAGAAGCCTGCGGAGACAGAGGAAACAGACACCCAGCCTACAGAGGAAGAAACACAGTCGGAAGAGAGCGGCGAAGAGCCGGGAGATACACCAGCCGAGGAACCTAACGAGGAAGAGCCGGAGGATATTACCGACGACATCCTGGGAGATGCAGACACAGAAGGTTACGATTACGAAGATCCGGAGGAGTAGATATGGGACTGATGAAACCAAGAGTGAGTAGTTATGTAGACAGAGGCAATGAGTTGATTGCAAAGGGCAAGACCAAGCAGGCAATGAACCTGGTGAGTCACGGTCTGCAGTATTACTCAGAGAGGGTTATCGACAGCATATCTCCATACGCCAAGAACGACGCGGGACTGATAGTTTTAGTCCTGCGCCACCTGGCAGATGAAGTCGAGAAGAACAACCCAGGAGCAAAGGAACTGGCGGCTGGCATGGAGAAGTGCGTAGGCAAACCTTCCCTGCAGGAGATTGAGAGAATTAAGAAACCGAACAGAAAGTAAGGAGGCAGAATGAATACACCGGAGAGCGATATGGAGCAGATGAAATTTGCGAGAGAATGGGTAAGAGCGCACGCTGCAAAGAAGATGGCAAAGTATGAGAAAAAGCTGAGAAGAGCTGCAAAGGATTTCTTCGGGCATCCGGTAGCAATCGCATATTTGAAGCCTGGCGTGATGTTTGAGATTAAAGATACCGGAGAAAAGGCAAAGATTGTAGCGGACGAAGAGAAAGGATAAGCGATATGGCAAGAGGTTTCTTATACGTGTATGAGCGGATATACAAAGGAGAGACTGAGATGCAGACTGAGTTCCGGAAGAAACCGGGTTGAATATCGTTGCAGGTCCAGTAACAGTGAATGGAGATGGAACTATTGAAGTGATGCAGCCGATAATAATGTTTCCAAACGGAAGGTTCGGCTTGCTAGAATACGCATTTGGCGACTAATAAGAAAGGAGTGATAAAACCCCATGAGGTCCTACAATCCGTTCGGGACTTGCAGGAACTGCGGGTGTCAGATTATGTGGGTTAAAACAAAGGCTGGAAAGAATATGCCGGTAGACCCAACGATGATCAGCTACCGCAGGCCAGGAGCAGGAGTAAAGGCAAAGGAGAAGATAGTAACGCCGGAAGGCGAGGTCGTATGTGCCGATAAGGTATCATCCGAGAGCGCAGAAGGCTTTGGCTACATATCACACTTTGCCACCTGCAAGGCAAGAAACCGTTGAGAAAAAGAAAAGCCGCCCCTTTGACAGGAACGACTCGTGACTGAGAATATTATACTCGCAAATGCGAGAAAAGTCAAGGAGGCGACATTATGGCAACGGAGAATAAGGAGAAGGCAAAGGGTGAAGCGATCTTCCCCCTAACGCAGGAACAGATCAACCAAATAGCTGCTATCGGTGCCAAGGAAGGTGTAAGGGCATACAAGGAAGAGCAGAAGAAGGAAGAGCGTAGGAGAAAGAAGGAAGATAGCAAAGTCAGAAAGACAAAGAAACTGCTCAGCTCATACAGAAGAATCAAGGCGACATTATCGGATGGAGAGCAGTTCACTCCGGAGGAGCAGGCAGAGCTGAGATGGAAGTTTGTTGAGGACCTTATGGGAAACACAAGAGACATAGCAGGAAAGTCCGAGAGGACAATCAAAGATACGGAGCGCAAGCGTGAAGAGGATTTATACTGCGTGTTCCGAATAGAAAAAGCGACCGAAATGTACCGTGAGGAGTGTGAAAAGAGCGGAAGCGAAGAGGCGAAGCGCCGTTATAGGGAGTTAAGCATGATGTACCTGGACGAAAAACCTTACACGGTGCAGGAGATTTCGGAAGTAGAAAACATAAGCGATAAGACCGTCTACAAGGACATAGGAATAGCTTGTGGCATTGTGGCTATTTACTTACTGGGTGCGGATTTCTAAACGCTCCCTGTGGCTGTAAAACAACCTGGTAGAAAATGAGTAGGTTGCATAAAGAATTACCAAGTGGTAATATGCTAATTAGCCGATAACCCAAATGTCACCCCTAAAAATAGCCAGTTGTATTTCTTCCCAACGGCAGGCACGGCAGGGCGAAATCCCTGCCAGTTAGCCGAAGAGGAAATATGAACAATCGGTTAAATAAGGCTATTTCAGTGTACTTAGGCAGGTCTGTATAGTATAATAAAACTATAAACAACCAGTATAAAAGGAGTGATTGAGATGGCAATTTGGATTAGTAGGTATAGCAACAAGGAATTACAGAGTGGTAAGTATTACCCGGTAGGAATAAGCATCGGAACACCGAAGTTTCCGCTGGGGTACACGCTGAGAAAGCAGTGCTACTCGTTGGCACCGAAAGGCTATATGCTGAATATGGAGCTTGACAGATTCAAGCCTGCATATTACGAGAAGTTGGAAGGTATCGGCACAGACAGAATCATCGATATGGTCGAGAAGATGAATGCGGAGGCAAGGGCAGAAGGGAAAGAACTTGTGCTTCTCTGTTACGAAGATGTGAGAGTTCCAGGAGACTGGTGCCACAGAACCGTATTCGCTGAATGGTGGGTGGAACAGACCGGAGAACTGATTGAGGAGTTATACGATCCGTCAGAGCCGAAGGTCAAGAAGCCTGCAGCTAAGAAAGAAAGCAAGGAACCTGTCAAGAAGGTAGTCGAAACCAGGAAGGAAGAACCTGGTTACGAGCAGCTGAGTTTGTTTGGTTTGGCAGGGATTTAATCATAACATCCGGAACTGGTGTAAGCAGCACGTGGCTATTCCATAGTTAAGGTCCTGTTCATCGCAGGGTTCCGGTCCAAAAACAACGGCATCGCATCCGAAAGGGTACGGTGCCTTATTTGTTATCACGGAACGTACCTCAGTGTCCTTCGGGCCTGAGGTCTTTTTTGTGCAATATGCTGAGGCAGGTATCAAAAATCCCCGGGTCAGTACCAGGGAACCGCCTCGGCTTTTTGTATATATTGAACAATTTTTAGGGAAGGAGACAAGGATATGGCATTTTTTATGGATCCGGGAGCAATGTTCCTGGGGTGCTTAGGTCCGTCGGAGCAGAAGTTTCTTGTTACTCTGATAGAGACTGCAGCAAAGTCCGGATATACAAGGTTCGTTGAGCCGTGTGCCGGTACCTTTGCAATGGCGAACCTGGCAGTACAGAATGGGTTTAAGCCGGAGCAGATCGAGACCAGCGACGTCAATATGATGTCAACAGTCCTCGGGTATGCGATTACCGGCCAGTCATTAGAGCCGCTGGAAATCCACGCACAAGGCTTTAGTGACGAAGAACTTCTTGACCCGGCAACAGCATTGTATGCGCAGCTGTACCTCAGAACCTCGAAGAATGCGGGAAATGATTATTTCTATCAGATACTCACAGACCTGCGCCTCAGACGAGAGGAACACATCGAGAGTATCAATCGGCAGATAGAGGTTATCAAGAACCTGCTCGGTGGCATGAGCTACAGACCATTGGATATGTGGGAGCATCTGAAAGAGGTGCTGGACGATCCGCACGCTTTGGTTATTGCAAACCCACCGACCTACTTCTCCGGATATGAGAAGTTCTACGACACACAGGGCAAGATGACCTGGAAGGAACCGCCGTATGAACTGTTTGACCCGGAGACAGGACACCAGCAGCTCTACGACCTCTGCATGGATGCGAAGGCGCTGGTTATCTGCTACCAGGAGAAGAGAGTAGGCGAAGCCGTAGGATATACGATATACGCCCGCTCAGGCACGAGAGCAGATTTGAATGCTTACATCACTACGAACCGGGAGGAAGAGGCAACCGCCCTGGCAAACGGCAAGAAGATAAAGCGTCCAGCAGAGAGTAAGTTACAGCCGTTAGACTGCAGTATGCTTCCGAGAGATTATGTGATCCGGGAAGATAGCAAGGTACAGGTTATCCCGATTAAGTCAGCAGAGGCTCAGTATTACAGAGAGTTATGGACTCACAATTTTGTCGGTTCATCGGCGACGTTCAACAGGGCATTGCTGATTGATGGCTATGTGGCTGGGGTATTCGGCATCTCGAAGATGGCGGCAGACAGCGTATTCGTTTGGTACGTGATGAAGGTGCCACACAAGACATACCGCCTCGGCAGGCTGTGTTATATGCTGGCGCAGAACAGAGATTTTGTAGATACACTCCTGGACAATATCGAACAGGAGAAGGTCACAAAGATGCGCACCGCAATGCTTACTAGGTACCCGGAGAACAAAGAGGTACGAGGCATCATGAAACTGGTAAACAGGGTTGAGGACAAGAAGAACGGCTACAAGCTCACGTATGAGGCTGAACTGGTAGAGGGAAGAACTGAACAGCAGACGCTTCAAGAATGGCTAAGGAGGGAAAACGAATGGCAGAAGAACAGAGCAAAGGCATCCAGCAAATCGAAGGATGCGAAGTAATCTACGATATGGGTTCCGGCTTGGTGATCGCCAAGGTTCCGCTGGATAAGGTTAAGGAGCAGGACATCAACGCCAGGATAATGAAAAACGAGATGCAGGATCAGTTGACCGCTAATATCAAGAAGCGAGGACAGCTGGAAAGCCTGCCTCTTTTTGTTTTGGTGGATGGCAAGCTGGAAATCATCAGCGGCCACCACAGAGTAAAGAGCGCACGCGCTGCAGAGATGAAGGAAATCATCGCTATTGTCGATGTGTCCGGTCTCTCACGAAGCAAGATTGCGGCAAAGCAGCTGGCACACAATGCAATTTCCGGTTTCGACGACGACAGTACGTTGAGAGAAATCGTGAAGATGATAGACGATGTGGACGATATGATTGAGTCATTCGTCGGCAAGGAGATCATGGAAGAACCGCTGGAACAGTACGACAAGATGCTGAGTCCTGCGGTTCAGTTTGATTTTAAGAATGTGACGTTTACATTCCTTCCGCACCAGGTAAAGGATATGGACGCACTGGTTAAAGACCTGGAATCAAAGGCTCCGGACATTGTGGGCGTGGCATCCTACGAGCAGTGCAAGGGATTTGTGGAGACACTTAGCAAGTATCAGAAGTTTACGGACATCCGAAACGTCGGTGCGGCTATCCACTCCATGATCGAGAACGCCGCTCAGAAGATGGACGACTGCGGTTTCGCAGAGGAAGGAGAATGGACCTACCTCGCTAAACTGTTTGGCAGTAATGCGGTACCGGGTGAGTCCGCTTCCGTTATTCAGCAGGCAATCAAGAAAGCTGAGAAGGAAGGGACAATCACGAGTAAGAACAGGTGGCAACTGATCGAGTACCTATGTGCTGACTACCTCAGTGGCAGGTAGTTAATGTATGGCAGCTAAGCCAAAATACAATGCCCCTTACCACGATAACTGGGCGTGGTCTTTGGCTGCAATGGGTGCCACCAATGAAGAGATCGCCCTTGCCATGGGAGTCTCCGAACGAACCATTATGCGATGGGCCAAGGAACACGAATCATTCGGCAAGGCGCTTGGAGAAGGTAAAGGCGTATCAGATGCGAAGGTAATAAGGAGTCTCTACAAGAGAGCTACCGGCTATGAGTACGAGGAAGAGAAGAAAATCATTGAGTATGACAAGGACGGCAATGTGAAACCAGTCAAGATTGAAAAGACCAAGAAGCACGTACCGCCGGATGTCACGGCTCAGATATTTTGGTTGAAGAACCGGCAGAGAGACCGCTGGCAGGATAGACCACAGGACTATGTGGATCAGACCAGCGACAATGATGCGGAGGTTCAGATTTACCTTCCGGATAATGGGAGGAACGATTGATGAAAGAGAAAATCGTATTAGCTCCGCAGAAAGGACCGCAGGAAATGTTTTTAGCGACCTCTGCGGATATTTGCATTTATGGAGGCGCTGCAGGCGGAGGAAAAACCTTTGGACTGCTGTTAGAGCCGCTTCGGTACATGAACAATCCGGACTACAACGCAACTATCTTCCGACGTGACTACACGCAGGTAACATCTCCAGG